CTACATACTGACCAAAGTAACCACCTGCTACAATGGGTTCGGCAGCATCCTCACTATCTTTACGCACGAAAGAAGGACCCTTAGCTAAAGAGCCCTTCTTCTTGCGATCAAGAGAATAACCAAATAATTGTGCCATTCAAAAATGTAACTAGGTTATAGTTATTTAGCGACTTCCAAAAACTAGTTTTTAGGAACGTGATGTGCTGCGTTAACGTCTGACGCATAAGTCCAGTACTGAACCTGAAACTCAACTGTGTATTCTTCTGGTGTGTCGTTGCTATCCCATGCAAGATCGATTGCTGAGATGTTACTTGGCCAGATACCTTCAAACTTGTATGCTCTGGTTTGCTCAGACTGTCTGTCATACTGACGGACAATAGCTTGTGTTTGATAGTTAGCAGGTGAGTCGAATGACTGGAAGTTTTGTTGTAGTGCTTGGATCTGTGTTGACCAATTCTCCAACTGATTTCTAATCACGAAGTTAGCGTCGTTTAATACAGTAACAGTCCATGGTTCGAATGTCCTGTCTCCTGCGATTTTAATTGTCCTTCCTCTGTAAGGAACTTCAATTACACCAACTGTTGATGCGGGAATGTTTGCTGCTTTAACTAGAAGTGTTGCAAGGTTTCCACCGAAAGGTGCTTGTGCTGCTTCTGATTCTGCTGCGTCTGCTGCTCCACCGCTTCCGCCGATGTTTGCATTTGCTGTAAGTTGAGGGAATGTTAACTCTACTTGGAACAGATTAGGGCGGGCAAGGTCGCCTATCTTATTTCTAAAGTCGAAAATAGGAGAGTTAATCTGCCCCCCTTCGACGTTGTTTACTGCCATTTTAAGTGTCTCCTATTTTAGTGAATTGACTACGAAGTCGTAGCACGGTTTACTTAGGTTGCAACTTCAGAGAAGCTAGCTCCTGTCCTTGTTGCTGTAAAGGTAAGTGTAATGAAGTTAATAGATCTAGTAGGTTTGATGAAGATCTCAGCGTAGAATTCTCCTCTGTCAATAGACTCAGGAGGGTTGTTTGTGCTATCACAGACAACCAAGAAATCAGTAACACCACGACGTGATTGTACGGATCTCATGAAAGGTTCTACGATATTCTTGAAACCTTGACGAGTAAACTCATCATTCAATTCAAAGAGTTGTGTCTTAGCAGCCTGTGCGATTGCTTTTTCTAATACTAAGAAAAGGCGTCTCACGTTGATTCTGTCGAATGCAGACTGATATGCTAGTGCAGTCTTGTCTCCGAAGAGGACGATTCCTTCGCCAGGGAAGGCAACAACTGGGTTAACTCTAGCAGCGTATAGTCTGTCTCTGTGATCTTTTAGAGGTGAGTAAGCAAGTTTAACTGCGTTACGAAGTTGACCTCTATTGAAACCTGCAGGTGAGAACCATGGCTCCTGATTTAGAGTTGTGCTAAGTGTTAGACCTGCAACGTCAGCGTTACATGGAATGTAACGATAGACATCGTTATAACGGTCATAGATGTATTTGTAGTTGCTATCAAATACTGCGTATGAAGAAGATGATAGTTGATCAAAGAAACTTACAGTCTTGTCAACGATATCTCCTACTGATGCGATTCCAATAACATCGCCACGATAAGGTGAGATGAATGCCATGCAATCTTTACGAGTGCTTGCAATATCGATTACCTTTTGTGCCTTAGCGATTGTATCGCTCATGTTACTCATGGAAGGACCCATGAGGACGTAATCCACTTCTTCTGTTTCAGCATCGCTGAATAGGTCGTAACCTGATAGAAGTGAAGGTCTGTCAACAGTATATCCGTCTACTCCACCTTGTAGGTGATACTTGACGGTGCCGTTATTCTTTGTCCCGATAACAGGAATACTATTTGGATCAAGACCAGTGATGTTATCTCCACCGTATAGTGCAGCATCTGCCTTGATCAAGTCAAAGTCACGGTTTACTACGCTTCCACCCCATGATCCGTCGGCTGTGCCAGAGCGGTCAAAGATGTTAGCGGTTTCGTGTGATCCCCAGTAAACATAGGAGGATTGATTCATTAAAACATCGACGTAGTAAAGTGACTCACCTTGTGGTGACTTAGCGTCTGATGCTTTAGATAGGTTTGTGAATTTCTCTAGTAGTGAGCCAGGTGTGCCTGTTAGTGCTCCGTCTCCATCAAGGATGAGGACGTGTAACAAGTCTCTGTATCCACCACGCTCATCTGCCCATGCTGATGTGCCAGGTCTTGGAGCAACGTTGATCCACTTCTGGTTGTAACCATACATTCTTGACTCATAGTCACTACCGACTGCGATAGCAGATACAGTAGCAGCGTTTCCGTCAGTTACAGTTTGGTTTGCTTGGAATAGAGGTGATGTTTTGTTTAGAGATACTCTTAATTCTCTTGAGATAGATAGAATCTTACCTGATGTGCCAGATGCAGATCCAGGTGATCCACCATTGTTTGCCAACTCAGTAATTGTGTCGCCAACTTCCCAGTAGTCTGATGCAGTGTTATCAATACTTATTTCAAGTTTCTGTGTTTCCTTGTCGTATGCAACGATACCACCAGTGATGTTACCAGAAAGTCCAGTATAGAAGTTACCTGCACCGAAGCTACCAACTAAAGTTGAATTCTCTTCAAGTGTAATGACAACTGTGTAAGAGTAGACTTTACCGAAGATGTTAGCAGCGGAGTAAGAAACTTCCGCACCTGATGCGAATTCCCACTCAGCAGATCCTGGTTGTGATAGGTATAACACCTGATCAGCACCTGAGTCTGTTACTACGACTCTAATGCTATTACCGTGTGTGCCTGCAGTTTTACTTGCCCACTTCCAGTTGTTAGAAGCATCTTTAACTGTTGACTCGTATGCATCTAGATTCTTAATTAATGGAGCGGTGATACCAGTAGATGTCTGCTCATTAATTGTTGTCTTGTTTGTTGATACTGTTAGGAGTGTAACAGTTGATCCGTCAGTGTGTGCAGCAGCAGTTGTGCTTAGTGCTCCACGAGTTACTGTAAGGTTATTACCTACAACACCAGTAACTTGAAGAATCTCATCATCAACCCTAATGTAGGAGTTTGTACCTGCACCAAGTGTAGATGCAGAAGCAACCGTTAATGTTGTATCAGAGTCCGTATATGTCCCACCTTCGTTAATAGTAGAAGATGTGCCTGATGTTTCAATCAGTGTGACTTGTGATCCTGCTGCGTGTGAAACCCCAGATGTTTGTAGTTGTGCACGAGTAACAACTGCGTCGTTACCAGTTACAGATCCGATCGCCATAATTTCAGCGTCGATCAATAGTAGATCTGCGACGTCGAAATCAGTTGTAGATGTAACTGTTAAAGTTGTATCAGTTGCACTGAAGACTGTGTTTGTAAACTGTGCTGTGTCAATGGCATTCTTAAGTGAGTTGCTCATTGCACGGACAATCTTCATGGTGCCACCATAAAGAAGATATTGTGCTGCACTAAACCAATACTCAAAGTTTGAGTTACTTGGTCTACCAAATATTGCGAGAAGCTCTTTCTCACTAGTTACCGAGACGATTTGCTCTACTGGTCCTTTTTCAAAACTACCAACGAGTGATGCTACATTATCTACTGTAGCGTTAACGACGTTAGTTAGATCTCTTTCCAGTACAACAACACCTGGTGAAAGCTGCGTTGATGCCATGTTTGTATACTCCTAGAACGGGTCAATACGGATGCTATTAGTATTTAGAAAAAATGATGTTTTCAGCGGGGAAACATGACGTGAGCATACTACCAGTCTGGGTATTCTCCTTCTTTTACTTTCTTTTTTCTACGTCTTGAAACTCTTTTAACTGTGCATTCCTTGCACTCATATGCATAGGCGGATGGTGTATGTCCTCTGTCTTTCCTCGTATGATAAAAACCGTCAATGAGGTCAAACGTCCTAAGACATTTCCTGCACCGACGGCTTACAAATAGTAAATGCTCTAATTCTAATTCCTTGTCAAATTCCATTCCAGAATGTGTCTACCTGAGTAGTTTGCATATTTCTTGATACTATATACAATCCTACATTACATAGAAACCAGAAAGCATTAGTTATCCATGCCTGTCTCCAACAGTATTTTCTATTAGTCTGCACGATATACATGTTTCTTTCATTCATTGTTGAGTCAACAGATAGAGGTCTGACCTTAAGAATTTGCTCAAGAATAAATGAGATTCCACATCCTATAGCAAAGATGTAAAACATTAGGTTTAAAAAACCTGCGTTGATTAGTAAGAATTGTATCATTTGTGTTGTAATTTTTGTACTACGGTTTCCTTTTGCATTGGTGCGACATCATTTAGACCTGTGGCATCAAACCATGGTGCCTCTTCCCAATCAAACCCTTCACCGAATGTATTATCAGGTGCCATGACATACCAATGACACTTAGCGTCTGGTATATCTACAGCACAGACTGCCCAATCATCTGCCCACTGAGGCACTTGCACATACATTACTGGCAAGTGATTAGCAAACAATGAAAGTATAAGAGAGAAAAAAATCATTTCTTTTGCTCCTTCATATACTCTTCTCTACCATCTTTAGTAAAGACCTTCTTCTCATAATCAAAGTAAGGATGTGGTTGAGCAGATACTACTGGATCTTTTGTTTTGTTTTTGATAACAATAAATCTATCAGCAGCAAATGTCCCTGCTAGATTTACCTCAATCTCATCAGTATCTTTCCAGTTGACAGTGCCATCCTTCTTGGTATGTCTCATTGCTTCTTGGATTTTTTCGATGATTTCAGTCGTTAATTCCATAGGGTGTTAGATCGTAAGAAACTTTTTCAATCCCCTTATGTTGCTTTTTCTGAGGATATCCTATCTTATCTAGGATAGAAGCAGGAATTTTTTTCTTAGAGATGTCATAAGGTATGGGTGCGTTTGCTACACAAACCCTAATACATTCCCATTGCTCATCAGTAAAAAAGTTATTATGATACATTAGTCGTCATGATCATCCCAAGGATCTGATAATCCTTTGTTAGCAAAGAATCCTTTGTAAACCCCAAACCCTGCTAACAGCACAGTAAATACTGCTACTGCTATTGGGAAGGTAAAGTTAGGATCATAGTTTGCGTGAGGTATAAGTGCGTCACAGTTTGTCCAAGTGCCAGGTAATGTATACACTGGTGGACAAGAAATAAAAATCATCGAAACTCCCACATGTAAGATCGGTCACCGTATTCGTCAGTATGCCATACATCGCCATCTTTGTCAATGAAGGTTTCCTCATTCATTCCATCATCAATGAAACCAAAGGGTGCCATGTCTGCTTCAATCTGCTCTTTCTGCTCTTGATACAGACGTGCTCTAACGTCATTGTCATGCAACTCTCTGAAATAATCAGATGTTGCTAACCAACTAAAGATAACTATGCACATGGCGAGGTCATCATTACAACCTTCTTCTGCCTCCCACGCTTGACCTTTTTGTATAAAAGTAGTTAACTCACTTATTATATCATAGTCTTGGAATACTAGTTTGTCTGTTTCAATCAATGTTTTCATATTAGAACAACCAGTCTTCTTGACTGTAGTGCTCATCTTGACTCCTAGTTGTGTCTTACTACCAGAGAATCCTTGTCCTACAACCTGACCTGCTCTTCCACGCATAGCACACATAAGAAGATTATCATACTCAAGATCATACTGTAATATGTCCGCAACCTGCCCACCGATATCATTTACTTCCGCCATAATGTACGCATGATTGTAACTTAGTGCGACTTGGTGTATAACATTAGGAAATAGCATAGGTTTAATTACATTATTCCTGTATTTTGCTACGATTCTATACGGAATAGTGGTCGTATCAAACACTAAGAATGCAGAATAGTCCTTAGTTAGACCGCGTGCCACGTCAACAGTCATTACATATTGATTATCTGCTATAGGTTCTTCGTATATATCCAGTCCTGCATTCTTAGTTAAAGGCTCCTCATACGTCATGATCTTTAGTTTAGTTGACGTAATGAGTGTATTGACTGATCCTAAGAATTCACATTCAAACTCTTGGTTAAACTGCTCTTCGGATGTGTTGGCAATAGTTTGCTCTCGCCATAGTGCGTCTCTGCCTGGCACCTCAGACCAGTGCACCTCTGTTGTAACGTATTCATTTCTCTTTAACTCTGCGTCATGCCAGAGTTTATAAAACATATTCATACCCTTAGGGGTAGAGATGATTATAACCTTAGTTGACTTACCAGAGGATATAGTTGGATAAACAGAGCTAAAAAACTCATCAGCAATATGAGTTGGAATAAAGGCGAATTCATCGAGAAATATAATATTAAACGACATACCCCTAACAGCAGAAGCAGAAGTAGATGCAGCCATGATCTTACTTCCATTCTCCAATTCCAGTGATCCTCTGTTCCAGTTGACGACTCCTTGTTGGAGCCATTTAGGGAGGTTTTCATATGATAATTGTAGACGTTGCAACATCTCACGAGCAGTCGCTGCCTTGTTAGCAAGGATCGCTACGTTTACGTTGTCATTAAAAATGGAATACCACAACAGATAGGCAGTAACAACTGTTGACTTACCTGACTGTCGTGGTAGTTTTGCTATATTAAATCTATTGTCGTGAAACTTATTTACCATATCCGCTTGAAACGGATACAAGTTAAATGGCACAAGACCTAGGTCAAGAGATATGATCTTGATGTAGTTAGTGATAAAGTATACAGGATCTTTGCTACACTTGACAAACTCCTCTACTTCCTCAGGGGTAAAGTTTTGTGCAACATTTGCCCTCTTCAGATTAGGATTGCCTAGATATATCTCCTGTTGACTCATAACTCCGTTAACGCAAACTCTGCCATCATTGCAAATAATCTTTTTCTCATCATCTCTATATAATCTTTTTCATCAGGAGTCTCTCCCTTTGCTTTCTTAAAAAAAGCATAGAGATACCTTACCTCCTCTATCCCCATATTCATGGAGCAATACCAATCACCTTCTTCTAATTCTTCTATCTGCATTATTCGATGTAAGTAGAAATGACTTCTATCTGATCATGATAATGTGCAATCATATCTAATTCTTTTTCGATTGCTTCCATCACATCTGGATGCTCACCGATACCAACTGGGTTTGTAAGGTAAACCTCAACATTCATTTTATGTTTATGTATTTGACCCTTGGCATGTTGCAGCAAGGCATCAATCATTTTGTCTCTCATCCTTCTAGTAGTGTGCCATGTGATCTACGAATCTCACGAAGAGACTCGAAGTCTTTGTTTTTTGTCCCTCCATCATAGCACCAAGCGTATCCTTCGTCAATCATCTGTTCATTGAGAGACACAGTTGAATCCCCAATATAAAGCCACCCAAGAAGACGACCATACTTGCCCATACCACCAACGAGCTCAGTCCTAATGACAAGATCATCCTCACCGTCAATCGCTCCTTCAAGTTTTTCTTTGATCCAGTTAGTCGCATCAATTCCAAGTGCTTTCTCCTCTAAGTTTCTTGTCCTCTTCTCAGGAGTATCAACTCCTGCTACACGCACCCTTTCTTTTTTGCTGAGATCAAAACCTAAGTCTATAGTCACGTCGATTGTATCTCCGTCAACTACACGATTGATTTCGACAACTCTGAAGTTATAGCAACTCTTCCGACTTGGAGGTGTCATCGCTCCCATCATTCATCTCCTGATACGCATACT